GATAGATACTGCCAATTAGATTGTCCCTTTGGAAATTTGTCAGGATTTAATTTTACGTTAAATTCTTTCATATAATCGTTTACAAATTTTATGGCTTTATCTGTATGCTGTTTAGCCTGTGATGGGTTGAAACCGTTGTAACTCCAAGTCATACTGTGAGCTAACTGACCAGTGTCTTTATCATATTTAATTTCTGAACCACCCATGCCCGGTTTTGGTTTACCTTTTCTAAACCCACTTACGAAGTTTAAAGCAGTTAGAGCCGCTGCTACAGGCTGCATTCCGGGTATGAAAAAAGCTGCGGTGGCTGCTGCATTTGTTAAACCACCCAAAGTGTCTCCTTGTTTGAAAGCATCATATGCATTATAAGCAGAAAATGCTGCTCCGGCTGCTCCTGCTACTTTTCCAGCCTTGCTAACAAAACTACTTGTAGAACTAGCACCGGGTGTTACAAGACTAGGTTGATAAGAAGAAGTAGCGGGGTTTGGAACGGTGGCTGCTTGATAAGATGTAGCAAAAGGATTAGCAACATCTCTGTATGATTGTGTGGCAGAAGATTTAAATAAGTCCTTAACTAATTCTCCAGCAGCTTTTTGACCAGCTCCTGTAACTTGTTCTTTTACCTCTGTTTT